CTAACCGATCCTTGCGCGTGCAGCCAGCCTGCCAACCAGTGCAACGAGCGCGGCGACGGCTACCACTGCCTGCACGATACCGTCGACCAGCTCCGTCATTTCTGCATCATCAAAGGTAAACCCAAACAACGCCGCGATCGAGGCAACAATAACTACTAGTGATGCCCACACCGTTCGCGACAGATACCACGGCTTTACCTCTTCCATTTAGCTCTCCTCATCTTAAGTGAGCATTACGCGGCACCGCGCCGGAACGCCGGCACCGACGGACGAACTGACTTGGCGAACGGTGACTTCAACCTCGCAAGGCCGATCCGGAAAATCCGCCAGCGCCAATTCCTCTGGATAAGTCCACGAAGGCGTCGCGACCTCCACCACGCGCCGCGCCTCGCCCTCCTCGCCCGCCAGCTCAATCCGGTACTTTTCGCTCTCCTCGCCGAGCGGAATATCCTCGGCCAGCCAGGCATCAGCATCGATCCGCCCGCGCCGGATCCAGCTGATCGCGACGCTGCCGTCGTCCTGCTCCACCGCCTTCAGATGCACCGGCGACAGCGGCAGGCGCGCCCGCATGCCGCCTGCCTGCTGTGCCGAAACGAAGTTTCGCGTACCGGGCGTCTGGCCGGCCGGCCCCACGCGCCAATTGAGCACCAGGCCGCACTGTTCCGGCGTGAGCCCCGCGCTCACCACCGCGCTGTTGAGCAGCACAAACGCCGCACCAGCCTCATTTCCGGTCCGCATTGCGTCTTCAGTGCCAAGCTGCGCCCGCAGCAGCTTTGTCAGCCGCCAGATGCTTGGCGCGATTTCCTCTGCGGCGGCAAACTGCAGCACTTCCCATTCGCCGCTCTCTGACCGCAGGGCCGCGACATTCGCGCCATTCAGCAGGCTCGCCATGCTGACGCTGGCGAGTTCGCCGCCGAACAGCTTCACCGTCAGCGAGCCGGCAAGATCCATCCTGGCCCGAGGTCCGGGTTCCAGCGGCTCGACGAGTTCGCCCATCGTCGCCCTCGTTTCGACTGCGGTCATAAACTGGAACGAGCTCTGCTCCGGCGAGGCATAGACCGCCTGCTGCCGCCAGGGATCGGCGAATGCAGCAATCCTGAACTGCTTTTCGAAATCGGCGGTGCCGGGCAGCATCGGCAGGTCGAGAAGCATGACATGCGGCGCCCCCGCGAATGCCGGCGGGCGGTAATTGCTGTCGCCGAAGCCGAGCCCTTGCGGCGTAGGAACACGCCGGCTCACCCGGCGCGCAACCACCTTGCAGCTCCAGCCCTGCTCGACCTCCGTCACGAGGTAGTCGTAGCCCGCCTCATCAGCATCCAGCCGCACGACGGCGCCGACCTCGATTGCGGTCGCATTCGCCGGCACCGCAAAGCCGATCGTATCTCGCGCAACATGGCGACGCTCGAGCCAGTCGCTGATCAGTGCCGCAGCGCCTTCACGATGAATGCTGCCGGGAAGCGACAGCCGCTCGATTGAAGCCTCATGCGCCCCCGGCCGCACGACCCGCACAACGGCTGCCTGATACTCCGCAAAAGGTTCGATGAAGCTCACCTCGGCCGCGTCGTTCAGGTCGCGCTGCGGCATGCGCGTCCGCTCCAGCGTGGCGCCGCCTTCCTCCACGACGAGCTCCGCGACGGGAAAGACCTGCTGCGCAGCATCTTCCGACGAGAACCGCAGCCGTCCGTCCTCTTCCCTAGCCACCACACCGAAGAGCTGCGCAAAGGGCTCCAGCGCTGCCCGCGCGGTATCCGGCGCATCTGTCAGGTAGCCATAGAGACTTCCGGCCACCAGCTTCGTGTCGGCCGCCGGCAGCCCGTGACCCTTCAGGATCGCCTCGACCAGATCAGCGCCGAGCACCCCGCACAGCCTGCCGTTGAGCCAGTGGCCGGCGCTCCAGTTCTCGCCATCGGCCCAGATCTCGTCATGCAGGGGAAAAGCCGGGAACGGCCGCGCGTCCCATGCCCACACGCTGATACGCACCCTGTCGACCATCCGCCCGCCATAGACTGGCGAAACCGGATTCTTCGCTTCGTCGAAGTACGGGCTCTCCGGGTCCCAGTGCTGATAGTGCGCCTGCAGGAACCTGGCCGGCGCCTCGTCCGCTCGCCCGCCGTTCGAAAAATACGGGATCGCGTTCTCCGACGATTTTCTGTCCGGAAACACGTTTGGCTGGTTGGGGCCCTTATCGACCGCCGGGCAACCAAGCTCCGTGAACCAGATCGGCTTCGAACGCGGCAGCCATGCAGTCGGCTCAGCCGCCTCGACCCCACCGATCCGGTTGAAGTGCTGGTTCTCCCACCACGAGACCAGGTCCTTGTAGCGGAAGACCCACGGCTTGCCATAGGCGCCGTCGGTGATCGGCGAGCGCTCCCGCGCCTCGCGGGCCTCCGCGCTTGCATAGTACCAGTCAAAGCCCTCGCCGGCGCTCACCTGGCTGCGCAAACCGTCAATGTCGTAAGGCAGGCGGAATCCGTCCGGGTTCCCGCCGTCGATGTCTTCGTCGCGCCAGTCGGCGAGCGGCATGTAGTTGTCGATCCCGACCGCATCGACCGCCGGATGCGCCCACAGCTCGTCGAGGTGAAAGAACACATCGCCAGAACCGTCCGGCGGCTGGTGCCCAAAATATTCGGTCCAGTCGGCGCCGTAGGTGATCTTTGTGCCGCTGCCCAGAACGCTGCGGACATCGGCGGCCAACTCGCACAGCGCCTCGACGAACGGGAATTGGTTGTCTGCGTCGCGCAGCGTCGTCAGCCCGCGCAACTCGGAGCCGATGAGGAAAGTGTCGACGCCGCCTGCTAGCTCAGCCAGCCCTGCGTAGTGCAGCACCAGCCGGCGAAAGCCCCAGTCGTCCTCGTCGCCTGAGAACGCGATCGCGCCTTCCTCGACAGCGAAGTCCGCTACATCCGCGCTGCCGCAGAACGCGGCCACATCGTCCCGAATTTCTGCAGACTTGTCCGGCGATCCCTCGCTTCCCGGCGCCGGGATGCAGCTGATGCGCCCGCGCCACGGGAAAGGTGCTTGCTCGTCCGCGCCGTGGGGATCAGGCAACCCGTTGCCGGAGGGGACATCCATCATCAGGAACGGGTAGAGCGCAACGCGCAATCCCCGGCGCCTGATTTCCTGGATGCAGCGGACGACTGAAGCATCCGACGGTGTGCCGCCATAGCACGCGACGCCGTCAACGTAGCTCACCTGCTCCGCCTCCTCGCGCACCTGACCACACACGCGCCAGGGCTCCGAAAACTCGAGCGCCGTGTTCTGCGTCACCTTGGGCCTGATCCTGCAGTGCCCCGCGCGCAAATCGTCGCCGAACCAAGTGACGACGATGGCGATCTCCTCGAGGTTCGGGCACAGCGCCTGCAGCTCGTCAAGCGAAGCAATGAGGTCCGTCGGCCCATGCAGGACATTGCGGTTGACGTAGATGGTCACGCCTGGACTCGGCGTATGGGTCACCGGTTCCGGATCGAGCCCGTACTCCGTCGCACCCGGCAGCAGCGCGACCGATCTGATCTGCCCGTTAAGCTCCCCCACCGGCCGCATCACCTCGAACTGAAACTGCGGGATGCGGTTGCCGAAGTCGCCGAGCGGAAAATGATCGAACACGACATAGGCCGTGCCGCGATAGGCCGGTGCCTTGCCGTCCTGCTTCGCCGCAATCGGCGGATCAGGAAGCTGGTCCTCTGACCCGATGTAGACGCGGACGTTGAACTCTTCGAGATCGAGTTCACGCCCATCCGCCCAGATGCGGCGCACACCCGCGATCTCGCCCTCGCACAGCGCAAAGGCGAAATTACCGAAGTAGGCGTAGGTGGTCGTGGTGACCCGCGGCCCCGCTTTGCCGCCTTGGCGTTCGACGGTTTTCGTCTCCTGGAACCTGGTCGCCCAGATCAGGTTGCCGCCAACGCGCATCGTCCCGTAGACGCGCGGGATCGGCTGGCCTTCCTCGGCAAGGAACGGGCGCGGCGCCCCCAGCCGTGGGCCTTCGATACGGCGATGCCCCTGCAAGAGCGTCTGATCGATGGCGTAGCCCGCCATCGCGCCGGCGGCCGAGCCGATCGCGCTGCCGATAGGCCCAAAGATGCCGCCGAGAAACGCCCCGGCTGCCTGGAGTATAATTGTCGCCATGGCTGGCCCGCTCAGCTCGTCTTGTCAGGAAAGGCGAAGACGCCGGCGATCCGCCGCCGCCACTGCGGCACGAGCGGCGAGATCATCACCGCATGCCCCTCATAGGCGTGTAGGAACGCGTTCTCGCTCACGAGAATGCCGACGTGCTTGGCTGCATGCTGCGGACGCCAGCGGAAGACCAGCAGATGGCCCGGCAGAGCATCCCCGATCGGCTTCTCGACTGCATGGCGTCGCGCCGCCTCCAGCAGCCTGTCGCGGCCACCCAATTCAGCCCAGTCCGGCGAATAGGCGCCGGCCTCTTCCGGCTCCGTGCCGTAGACGTTCCGCCAGATGCCGCGCACCAGCCCGAGGCAGTCGCAGCCGACGCCCTTTCGCGAGCCCTGGTGGCGATAAGGGGTTCCCACCCAGCTCATCGCCTCGGCGAGGATTTTTCGCGAATGTCCCCGCTCATTCGACCAGCGCGCCGCCGTCGAACACCATTCCGTCGGCCACGTAGCGGTAAGCAGCGTCGTTGCCGGGAAGATGCGGAAAACCGCGGAAATTCAGGCCATTGCTGTATTTTTCGCGGCAGGATTTGAAGCTCTTGTCGCAGCCGGCAATGATCGTGAAGGTCGCGCCCACTTCCGGCTGCGGGTCGGCAGCCGAGACAGCGAGGAAAACCTTCCCGCCGCGCACCGCGTGATCCAGCACCGCGAAGCAGCGCCCGGCCAGCGGCCCGCTCGTCCAGCTGATCTCCCCGAGACTGAACCAGCCGGGCGTGTAGTCGCCCAACCCGATCGCCTCGAACTTGCCCGCCCCGGCAATCGCCACCACAACTCCCTCGCCCTTCACCGCCGGATCGTCGGTAACGACCTTGCACCGCCCATCGCCTAATTGCGCATCGCACTGGCGCCGCAGCACGCGCCCGTTCGGTTTGTCGAGGCTCGCGGTCAGGCTCTCGAGCTCGGCGACGAACTGTCCGTCGCGCCGCTCGATCCGCCCGATCGTTGAGGTCCGCATCCGCGCGAACTGGCTCGTGTCCATCCAGTTGACGAGGAAGGTCTCAACCTTCGCCCCGTCATAGAGGCCGGCAAGAATATCGGCCTCGACGAGGACGTCTGACGACAGCGCGCCCTCGACGTCGGCGGTATCCACCGCCATCCCGAGCGAGGTCCGCACCTCGCTCTGCGAGAAGCCGCTTTGCGGCTCGAAGGTCCTGCCACCGACCGTCAGCTTCCGGTCGTGGTCGGTGAATCCGAGCGTCGTGCCGTCACGCCGTGTCACCAACCAACAATGGCAGAGCGTGGTGCAGTCCTGCGCCAGATGCGCGGCGAACTCTTCGGAATATCCCGTCATGGCAAAAGGATCTCCACGATCGGGATCGACGGGATCTGTCCGGCGCTGAAAGCGGTCAGGCTGATCTCGATGCGATCAGCGTCGAAACGCGCCGGCACATCGAACTCGTACCCGGCCGAGACCTCTTTCCCGTCGCCGGGCGTTGCGCCCTCGGCGAAGGTGATCATGCCTGTCGTCGCATCGACCTCGAACTCCTCGCCCTCGGTGGCAACCTCGCCGCCCACCGCCACCAGCACAGTCTCCGCCACCGGCTTGCGGATCTGGCGGGCGTAGGCATCTTCACCCTCGCCGTACCACTTCACCAGCTGGAACGTTGCGGTCTCGCCGTCGCCGGTTCCGATGAACTGATCGAAGGCCGACGGTTGCGCATCGGGCGGGCACGACTTCATGTCGAATGGATCGCGGAAGCGGAATCCGTGCAGTGACCCGCGCCTCGCCTCGAAGAAGGCGACGATCTCGTAGAGGTCGGCGAGCGAGCGAACGCCCGTCCCCGCATCAAAGCGCCGGCGCGATTGCGCAAACCTCAGGTTCCGCTTTTCGCGGCCGGACGTCAGCGCGACGATCTCGTTGCGTCTTTCCGGCCCGCCGGTCGCGCCAAAGGACACGTCCTCCGGAAACCGGACCTCGTGGAAACTCTGCATCGATTGCTCCGATTTCAGAGGGTGCGCGTCCCGCGTGTCACCGCCCGCGCCAGCATGCCTGTCACCTGCGCCTCCGACTTGCGGAACGAGGCCGCATCCGGGGTCGAAACGTTGAAGACGACGTTCACCGTCCCGCCGCCGCCACCCGAATTCGCGACGCCGAGACGACCCCGCCACTTGCAAACGGCACAACGCCGCCCTTCGCGAAGGGAAGCGCCTTGCCGATCCCGCCGAACATGGTCGAAAACAGGCCGGAGGCGAGGTTCGACAGCGGCTGCAGCCCCTGGCTCAGCGCCATGCCCGCGAGGTTCATGCCGATCTTGCGCAGCATGTCGTCGAGCGACTTGCCGCTCACCACCGCGTCCTTCAGCGCGCCGGTCAGCTGCCGGCCAAAGCTCTGTGAGAGCTTTTCGAGATTGCCGATTGCATCCGCGAACGGCTGCGTGTCAGCCTCGATGCTGATCTCCAGCCTTTCCCGCTCTGCCATGTCTGTCGCCTCGTGGTTGGTCCGGGAACATCCGCATCAGTTCAGCCAGCGCGGCCCGCGTCGGCGGCGTCTGGTCGCCGCGCAGGAAGCGCAGGGCGTGCGCAAGTTCCCTCGGCGTCATTGTCCAGAAGTCGCGCGGCGGCAGCCGCAACAGGCCCAGCCCCAACGCGATGACATCGTCCCTGGGAAACCGGCGCGCACTGCCTGTTGCGGCGTTCAGGGGCCCGGCGACGCCGCAGCCTCAGCCGCGCCGAACGTGACCTGCAGCAATTCGGCGACAATCGCCGCCGCTCCCGTCGCGCCGCCCTCGATCTTCATCGCCGCCACGTCGCTCGCCTGCACAGGTAAGCCCGCACCGCGCAGCCCGGCAGCGATCACCTCCATCAGGTCTCGCGCCGAGAGTTTCCCGCTCGAAAACCTTTCGGCCAGCGCCGTCAGATCGCTCGCCGCAAAGGCGTTCTCCAGTTCCGCCAGCGAGCCCAGCGTCAGGCACAGCGTGCATTCGCGCCCGTCGATGACTGCGGAAATTTCCCCGCGCCGCCGGTTCGCACTCATGTCTGAGCCTCGAAGGAAATGACGCCTGCCGACTCCAGCGCGATCTCGAAGGCCACCTCGCCATCGTGGTTGCCGGTATATTCCAGCGCCGTGATCTGGAACGGACCGGACACCGTGCCGAAGTCCGGGATCACCAGTTGCCAGGTCGAGATCGTGCCGCCGAAGAACCGGCTACGAATAAGCCCGTCAGACGTTGCGTCCTTGAAGATGCCGGACGCGCTTAGTGACGCGCGCTGAACGCCAGCGCCACCCAAAAGCTCACGCCAGCGCCCGGTCGAATCCGCGTCGGTGATGTCCACCGCCTCGCTGTTGAACGCCAGCCGCTTGCTGCGCAGGCCGGCCACCGTCACGTAGCTCTCGCCATTGGCGAGCTTCAATAGAAGATCCTTGCCCTTCTGTGCTGCCACAGCGAGCCTCCTTACCCTCTGATGGTGTGATGGAGTGACCTGAAAGGTTAGCCGATCGGTTCGGTCACCGCCCTGAACCGCAGGATACCGTGATAGATCGCGAGGTCTTCGTCGTAGCGGACTTCCTCGAACTCGCGCCGCAGGTTCACGAGCCGGTGGCCATCGAGCTCAAGGTCAGCGTCATGCAGCGCGGCCTTGACACCATCGAGCATCGCCAGCGTCTCGCTCTTTCCCATCTCCTTCGACCAGGCGTGCACGGTGAACAGGTGCTCCGACCCGTCCTCCGTGCTGGTGCTCCAGTCGAAACCGGTCGTGCGGCCGAAGGTAAAGTAGGGGAAGGTGACATTGGCCGGTGCGTGGTCGTAGACCCGCACCTCGCCCAGCAGCGCCGTGAGCGCCAGGTCGGAGGTGACCCTGGCAAAGATCCCCCTCTGCAACTCGATTGCCGCTGCCGTCATGTTTCAGTCTTTCCCACCCTCGCGCGCTCCTCGCGATTCTCCCGCGCGCGTATCTCAGCGTATCCCGTCTCGATCTCGTCCGCCATCAGGTGCAT